GCGGTAACTAAGTGAAATGAAGATTGCCCACTATAATGTGATCCACTCTTCCTATGCATATGCATCCATTGAGGAATGCATATTGTACTACGACAGACGTCTAAAGACGAATGTTGTACCGAGTGCACTTGCAGCATATGCTGTAGGTACACACAACTTGTATCTGAAGCAGATACCAAGTTGTTTAACACTTCGAAAGGCGGGAACCCGCCTATCGAAGGACGTAAGTCCCTTCCTCATGGAGGATGGGTTCTTCAACTCCACTCTGGACAATTCCGGAGATGGAGGACCGAGCATCATAGAACATTGGTCTAGTGATGAAAACATTGAAACCACGCCAGAGCGTGGATTCGACGACGAAATCCCTGAACCGGTAATGACCGATTCAAGGAACTCCTATGAGGACCCATTCAGGGTCCTCGCAGGTTATGTCTTCGCCTCCCAATACCTGGAGGAGAAGCCGAAGATAAACATGTGGCCGGGAGGTACCTTCCGGCTACAAGATAAGATCAGTCCCAAGCTACTTGGGTCTGACCGTAAGAACTCCACATACTTCGTGAATGTGAAGGATCATATTGAAAGGATGTACATCCTATTCAATCATACTCATTGGGGTCACAAGATCCAAATGAGTCGAAAGGCTAAGCCAGGAGAAAGTCCCTTGAGGAACTTTTCCAATACACTCTTCAGAAGAATCTCATTCTTCCTGAGAGGAAAACACGATCCTTTGTGGACAAAGGACGAGTTATCAAAGTTCGCAGATTACTCTGTGGACCGAAACTGCACCTATAGAGCCCAAAGGCTCATAGAGGTACTCAAGACCGTTGATGGACTCTTCCTCCAACGGTTCCTATCCTACCCAGAAGAAATCTGGGACTGGAATAAATACGATTTGTTTGTCATACAAGCAATATCGATACTCCTCACCGACGAATTCTTCGACGGTGAGGTTACTGAGTTCTCGCTTGACGAGCAACTCACTCATTACGAGCAGTTGAAAACTGCCCGTAAGATGTTCAAACAAGTGATACACTTGGATGAACCCTCGGGAGGAATTTCCGAGATGGACGGTGCCCAAAGATGGGTCCAGTCCTTCCTCCGGCCTGTTTGGAACAGGGCGGTGAGACATGAGGGTTTCTCAAGGCTTTACCTTGCAGGAACCTTGTCCCAGACGAGAGGATCTGGGACACCTCCCCCTTTGGTCGTCTTACGATCAAAGAGGAAATTCTTATTGTCGGTGGATAGTCCACCGCCAGAAGTAACGCCTACTCAGAAGGGAATCTTTCTGAGGGCTATGGATGATATGGTCGGGCAAATACCCGACCACGTCTTTACAGGACTGGACACGAAAGCTCGTGTCACAGTCACAGGGTCTGCCTGTTGGGAATCCACCAGGAGACAGGGCGGAACAGCCCAGGCCATACTTGAACTAATGTCCAAGTATGACGTTCTCGATATCCCGGTAAGAAACCTGGATACGGGTGATATACTCGAATTTCGTAAGAAAGACGAGTTTGAATCGATAGGCACGGCGATCTTCTTCGCCTGCCTAGACGAGGTCCTCAACACAGATGTTGAAGATCTCAGAAAGGTCCTTTTGACTGTGGTCAAAGAACCAAGCAAAGCCCGGGTAGTCACCAAGGGCAGTGCAGCATTGAAATTAGTATTAGATACTGTTTCAAAGATATGCTCTTATCCCCTCAAGAAGGGGTTTAAGAGTTCATTCTCCGGGATGGGAAGATCCCACCACGGATGGAATCTCTTCAGGGATATGACCTCTGAAGAGATGTATGACACCATTTTCGATGAAGATCGAGAAAGGCGAGTTGAAGACACGTTCAATGATCACATTGATCGTGTTACGTACTGGAATGACTTATGGTTTTGCAGTACGGATTACCAAGAGGCTACTGACCGAATGGTACACACATTTGCTCGGCTCATAGCCGGGAAATGGATGAAGAAATGCGGGATACCCGCAATTCTCCAAGGAATCGTCCTAGCTGTATGTTATCAGCCAAGACGCGTTTACTTTACAGCGACCGGGCCGCTGAAAAGTATTGGTCACCCATCGGAAGGGGACCAAAGGTACGTTACTCTTTACAGAGGCGTACTCATGGGCGACCCTCTTACGAAGGTCGTCCTACACTTCTCGAACATCGTCACGAGAAGGATCGGCGAAGGTCTAACCTCCGGCGATATATTCGAGGGCTTCCGAAATGGTTCGGAAGCCTACGAGCAATACATCTTGGGAACAAGATGTAAAGATCAGGGATAGTGGTGTACACCACTTTCCCCATGTAAGCAAAGCGTTATGGTTTCACCCAACCGTCATGGCCACATAGTGAACGTACGGAAGGTTACGAAATATAATGCCACATCATCATCCAACAGTTCTCCATCCTCTACAACGAATCAACACCGCAAGATGGACTCAGCTGCAAAGGATGATGCGAAAACGAGCTGAAGAACGACGTTCGTTCTGGTGAGCACCCCGAAGAGCACCTCGCTCCATCAACCTGAAATATGAACGCCATCAGAAGAGCGAACCTCTGCGCCAACAGGCTAACGCTTCAGACGGTTGAGCACAAACTGAAACCACCAATAGTATCTTTTAGTAATACTATTTCCCAAATGGCCTTAGTGTTCAGTAAATTTTGAGGATCATGGATTAGAGTACTGAAGAAGTCTCATGCCATGTTAAACGTA